AAAAGCAAAAAACAAAAGTTTTAATATTTTATACTTAAAAATAAAGTATAAAATAAATTATTATTTACCTACAATTCTAAACATTACAAATCCATCTTTTCTTGTAACCTTAATAATATCTCCTACTTCCCATCCATAAAATCTTGATACAGGGTCGCTTTGAGACATTATCGGATATTTATTGGTTTTGAAATATTTTGCATCTGGATTATCCTTTTTATATTTTAGTTCATGAAGAGGTACTAAATAATGTTTTGTTAAGTTGTATTGTAATTCTTTTTCATGAAAAAGCTCAATCTTCATTTTTTGTGACTCTTCGACTATTTTTTTTGCTACTGGTGTAATAGTATCGCTATACACTATTAAACCATGCCAAATATCCATTATATTCATCATAGAAATACACTCTTGAATTCTTTCAACATTAAATTTGCTTGAAAGTTTATTTATAAATGCACAAATTTGTTTTCCATCTTCTTTTAATGCTAAAATTCTTTCATCATCTTTTTCAATTATAGAGTATCCTCGTTGAATAAACATCTCTAAACAAGTAGAGTATGCGATATCCGATTTGTCAACCATTTATTTACAAAATAAAATTATAAATAAAAAAATCAATTTTAATATTATTTAGTTAAGCTTGCACTATAGTCTCTTATATATTTAGTCATAGATCTATCACTTTCTTGTAATCTTTTTAATGCCATATCTACTAATCTTTTTCTATCTTTATTTGGATTTTGAACTCTTAGTTCAGCATACCATGCCACCCAAGCAGCACAAAATCCTCCATCAGGATCACCTTTATTTTTTTTCTTAAAATCACCTTCATCTTCTTGTAAACTTTGAAAACTTTTCTTCGGCATAAAATCTAAGGGTTCGTAATATTCTAGTATAAAATCTTCTCCTAAATTATCCTGAAATAATTTTTTTAATTTAAGATCAATATCTACTGGATTTGTACAATCTCTTTTACTTTTTCCATAAGGTTCGAAACGTTCCATACTTTTTGTTTCTTTGTCATAAATACAAATACCTGCATGTCCTAGATTATTTTTACATGTAAACCCAAATGGAAATACTATAAATCTTTTGTTTGTGCATTTTGAAAATTGCTCCCAATAATTTTTTGGTACAGAAAAATATCCGTCTTTACCTTTTGTTTGTATCCATCTTAAACTAACATCTGTATGTGAAAGATTGTTTTTAGATTTATTTATTTCAGGTATTATTACGCAAAAATCATCATATTTATTTTTCAAATACTTCATAACTTTAAGGTTGTATGAAGGAGAACCTTTGAATTTTGTTTTTTTTACTTTTGGAGATGTTGGTAGTCTAATACTATTCATTTAACTATAGAAAATAAAAAATAAAAATTACTTATTTTTCTTTTTATTAATATTTAAAATAAAGTATACCGCAACCTCAAATAAAATTAAGAATGAAATGATAACAGCTACTTTAACATAGCTTAATTTTGTTTCAGTAAAAAATGTTTTACCATTTTTTATTTCCGACATAACTATATTTGGTTTATTTATTATAAGGTAGATAGTAAGTATAATTGGTAGTCCAACATATATGTACATACTATTTATATTATAATTTAAACTAAAGTTATTTTGTGCTTTATTAGATACTAATTCATTTACCTTCGTAGAAAGTTGGTTAAATTGGTCTTTGTAAAAATTATCGTTATCGCTCATTTCTTTATCTTTATTTTATTTTAGATTTATTTTTTATATTTTATATAAAATATAAAAAATTAAATTTACTCTTCATCGACTTCTTCCTCAACTTCTTCCTCGACAAATTCATCTTCATCATCATCATCTAGTTGAAGTTCATTTAGAACATCTTCAATACACTTTGCTTTAAGATTATTTTCAATAATAGCGTTGCTTAAACTTTTTTTATTCTTTGCTGCGGCTTCTATAATAATATTTTGTTTTTCTACTTTTTCTACTTTTTCTACTTTTTCTTCTCGCGCACCATCTTCTTCTTCTACATCCTCTTCCTCCTCATCATTTATAGGTACTCTATCATACTTAAATCCGTATTGTTCGCATAATAATATATCATCATCATCTAGTTCATTTAGCTCATCATTTCTAAAGCTTGCATAAACAACTCTATCATCTTTTGATTTAAAAACAAGTTGAGTCTCTGCATTCCAATACTTATCTATATCCTTATTATGTTTTATAATTCTTTCAGTTGGTTTTTTAGCTACTGATGGTGATTTTTTTTTTACAGAACTAGATTTTTCCGAAATAGAGTTACTTTTTTTTGTGGCTACCTCAGCCTTCTTTGTCTGTCCTACTCCTTCAAATTTTTGATGTTTTGAACAATATTCACTATCTGATTTAGATTTTGAACCACACATATTACCAGAATTTTGACCTTTTGAAAACACATAAGGACACCCATCATTTTTTTCTTTAGTTTTTTTTACTACAGGTGTCGATTTTGGTTTTTCTTTTTCTTTAGTTACTGACTTTTTAGGTTCAATTTCATTATTATTCCATAAATTTTTAAGTTCTTCAATATCTACATTCTCATATTTATCACATATCTTTTCAAAAAAGATTGTCATAGAGTCATTTAACAACTTTTCAATATTTTCAATTAACGAGTTCATTTAAGTTCTATATAAAAAAACTAAATTATAATTTTAAAATTTCAATTTTTTTTAAAATTAAAAATAATTTACAGGTTAAATTTGTGGTTTTAAATATTATTTTTTTATTCTTCATCATCTGTTTCATTTTCTGTTCTAACATCTTCATCTTCGTCTTCGTCATCATCTTCGTCATCATCTTCGTCATCATCTTCGTCATCATCTTCGTCATCATCTTCGTCATCATCTTCGTCGTCATCTTCGTCATCAACGTCAACTTCCTCATCATCCTTATCGTCATCATCATCATCCTTATCGTCATCATCGTCGTCATCGTCATCGTCGTCATCATCGGTTATATCTTCATCATCTGTTTCAGTTTCACTATTATCTTTTTCTTCAGTTAAATTATTACTTAGTTCATCCGATATAATTGTTGATATGTTTACTTCTTCATTTTCGCTATCACTTTCAAGTAAATTATTAATCCAATTTTGAATAAAAGTATGATTGATATCTCTTTCGGTTATAACTATATCAAAATCTCCTATTATTTTATTTTTTTTAGAAGGATTGGATATTATATTTGAAAATTTAACATAAAAATTATGTTTTACAAAAAAAGAATGCAGCAATTTTCTAAATATTTCTTCCTTAATTACAGGCTGTAATAAATAAGAATATGTAATACTAGAAGACCCTTCCTCTAATAAATTATTCATTACATCCTTTATATCTGTTTTACTATAAATATAGGCTAAATATTTATCTTCCAAATTATATTTATTAATTTCGGGAGGAATTGTAGTGTGAATAAAATTATCTTCTTCAAGATCTATTATGATATTGTTTTTTGAAATGTCGTTAAAAACTAATTTTAAAGGAAATGTATTCATTTATAATGTTATATCTTAATTTTAAATTATATTTTACAGCAAATATTATTAAAAATTTTTAATAATATTTTAAACGCAATATTAAGGCTTAATATTTTTCTAAATATAACCACTTATAAAAAGAAATTTCAATATCAAGTAAATCATATGTTATATATGGTGGAAGAACCTTAAATTTTTCTAAATAAGTATTAACGAGTTCTTCAGCATTTTTTTGAAGATGTTTTGGTGTTTTATTTAACTTCCAACAACAACTACAATTACCTACATTATCATTATTTTCACTTATTTCTTTTTCCTTACGTCCATTTTCTTTTACAAAATAAAAATGTCCGCATTTCTTATGGTATGCTATAATATTACTTAAATTATTTTTTTTCATAAACATGTTTCTAGTGTCATTTAGTTCGTTTGAAGAATAAGGTCTATTAGGCCTTACATATGAAGATTCTAAAACTGAAGTCATTTTTTATTTAAGTAATTATATATTTAAATAGTATTTTTTAATTATTCCATGTTATAATTGTGTTCCAAGTCTCTAATGCAATAATAATATTTCCAGAGTTTTGATAGCTATCCGAATTCTTTTTTGTATCATGAAGTAAAGTTATAGTTAAAGGATAATCATTACATTTATAAGTGCTAGCTTCTTTCGATATATTTACTCTATGAATTTTACTTAATAATGGACCTTTTTCTTCTGCAGAATACCCATGTGTTCCAATATTTGAAAACTTTTCGGTTAGAGTTCTAGTTTGTAAAGATACCCATTTTAAATCAGAAAGATTATTAGTAGAACCTAGTGGAAGGGTATCTGCTTGTACAAAAGCGATAATATATCTACATGTTGTGGATGTTAAACAATATGTTTTGGTTGCATACATAGAAAAGTTGTTTTCATGCTTAATTTTTGTTAATATAGGATTATTAAAGTATTCAATAAACATATCATAAACAGGGTCTCTATCTGGAGTTAAGTTATCAATTGGGATTCCGTAATTCATTTTATATTTAACTTATACCGTTTTAAATTAATTTTATATTTTTATCAAAGCTGCCAATTCTTTTTTGAAAAAAGTTTCATCGTCTTTAATTTTACATATATTTTCTTTTTTGTCAAGCAACATGAGAAACTTATTTATATCCGTATTTCCTTCGTCATCTATATACCATTCATTTCTGATATTTATTCCGTCTTTAAATAATCCAGCTTTGGATATATATTTAAAAAGCTCTTTACTATCCATGTCTACTTGTACAAATCCATTTTTATTTTTATATTTAAAGACGAAATTTTCAGCATCAGAACAAATATATATTAATTTACCCTTGTTATTCAATAAAAATCTATCAACTATAAATCTAACTATTCCTTTTTGCTCATTTAAAATATACTTGACACTAAGTTTATTTTTTATTATATCCTTTGCAAGGTCTATATTTTCAAAATCTATATAAGAAAAATCATTCTGTATATCTTCTACAGGTACATTCTCTGGTATGGGTACACTCTCCGACACAGGCGGATTCTCCATACTTGCGGATTATCTGGAATAGGCACATTCTCATCTGGTGTGGGTGCACTCTCCATAAGAATGTTATCTTTTCTGCATAAAACAATTTTTTTTAAGTTTATAATTTCGTTGTTTTTTATATTAATAATATCCATGAACATATTATCTCTCAAAAGAATTTCGTTATTAAAATATTTTTCCCTCGTTTCCACGTTATTTATATCTGAAATAATCTTCAAAATAACATTAAATTTCTCTTTTATTTTTTGGTATATATTATTTTCAACTTGATATATATCTTCAAAACTATTATTTTTTTTATAATTATTGCTTTCATCCACTAATTCTTTTAACATTAGTTCTGCCTTTTCTACTTGGCTTATACAATATAGTTCCTGTGCTTTAAGATTGCTTATTCTCGACTTCAGCTTGTTTATATCCACATTTTCATCCTGTGTTTTATTCTCAAAATAATTTATTTTAGAAACTAGTTTATCAATAGTATACTTATGTTTAGCTATTTGTTTTTCAATAATAGATATTTTTAAACTTAACTTATAATAGTTTACTTTTTCATTAACCACAGAATTAATTTCAAAAATAAGTTTTTCTTTTTCTTTAAATTCATTTTCAAATTTTTCTTTTAAATCATTTATTTCGGTATCAAAAGAATCTCTTAAATTACTTTTTCGATGTACCATATCTTCCATCTTTGAATGTAAGTTGGATATAATATCCTCCCTTAATAATATTTGATTATTTAAATTTTCTTTTATACTATCTTTTTCTTGTATAAATTGTTCTTTCAAAAATATTTCTTTTTCTTCTAAATTTTTTAACTTATTATAATACTCATCTATGATTTTTTCCTTTTCTTCTATATCTTTTGTAAATTGATTTTTTAACTCCTTCTTTTCTTCCTCATACTTTTCTTGATTCTTATTTTGCTCTTCTTCAAATTCTTTTAATTTAAGATAAAAGTTAGATATAACTTCATCCTTTTCTTTTATTTGTTCATCAAAACTATTTTTAATATTATTTTTTTCTACTTCGTACAAGTCTTTATTTTTTATTTCACTATTCTCAAATTCCTTTAACTTTAAATTTAATTCCGTAATTATTTTTTCTTTCTCTTGTATTTGAAACTCAAAATCTTCTTCGCTTTCTTTTACTTCATGATCGAGCTTTAATATTATATCTTCCTTTTCCTTAATTTCCTTAATAAATAGTTCTCTTAAACTATTTTTTTCATTATTAAAAGCTTCTTTATAACTTGTTTCTTTATTTTCTAACTCAACTATTTTAAGTTTAAAATCATCTATAATAATATTTTTTTGCTTTATCTCTTTGTCAAAAGATTTTTTTAAAATATTTTTTTGATTTTCAAAAATCTCTTTATTTTCTTTTTCTTGATTTTCAAACTCTTTTAACTTAAAACAAAACTCAGATATAATTTTTTCCTTTTCTTTTATTTCTGTATAAAAATTTTCTCTTATATTAATTTTTTGCTCTTCAAATTGTTCTTTATACTTGATAATTTGACTTTCAAACTGATTTATTCTATAATGTAAATCACATATAATTTTATCCTTATTTTTAATCTCTCTGTCATAAAATTCTTTTAAATCTTTAATTTGTTCTTTGTAATTTATTTCTTGATTTTTAAAAACTTCTATCTTTTTTTCTAGTGTAAGTATACCATTTTCCTTTTCTTTTATATTTACATCAAATTTTTTTAATATATCTTCTTTTTCTTCAATTAAGAAAGACTCTTGTTTTTGATACTGAGACAGCTTATGTTGAATATCAAATATCGTATTTTCTTTATACTTCATTTCTGTTATAAATATTTTTGTAAGTCTTTCTTTCTGTTCTTTAATTTTATCTTTGTATTTTTTATCGAGTTCTTCAAAGTCTTTTATTTTTGAGTTATTTTCTTTTACTTCATTTTCAAGCTTGTCAATTTGTTCTTTAAATTTCTTTTTTATTTTCTTTTTTATTTTTTCATGACGAGCTTCGAGTTCTTGTATTTTTGTAGTGTCTTCGCTATTTTCAAAATTTTTTATTTGTTTCTTGTAATATATATCCTGATTTTCCGCTACGGATTTTAAAACGTTATATTCTTCATCTTTTTGTTTTATTTTTTCATTCAGTTCATTAATAAGTTTTTCATATTCTTCTAACTTTGCTGAAATGATAGAACTACTTTCAGGTACTGGTACTTCTACTGGTACTTCTACTGGTACTTCTACTAGTACAGGTATGGCTGTGGGTCTGGATTTAGACACCTTTTCTTCTTCTTTACAATTTTTAATATGTTTTTTTAAGTCTTGACTAGTACTTAAAATTTTATCACAATGTTCGCACTTAAAATCCAGTTTTTGGATTTTACCTTGCATTATAAGACAATACTTAGTCTTTTTTTGATGTAGATTTAAAGAAGAATTATTCGCGAAATTTTTGTTACAATATTCACATGTTAATGATGTCATTTTAAATAATAAATACTGAGTTTTAAATTTAATTTTTATAATTTGCTTAATTATAAAAATTATTTTTAAGGAGCTTGTACATATCTCGTACACTCGCAAGAATCACTTGGAGGTGCACTTCCATAATTAACTGGTTCGTTATGGATAGGATACAACAAGTTTTTATTTATAATAGGTAATTGCACCTTATCTTGTGTAGATTTTTGTGCGATACACACCGCATTATAAATATCTTGTGGATTATCATATCCATAGCAGTTTTTACAATAAATATCTTTATTGAAGTTAGGAACAGATATATAACAATCGGAAGACAATTCTTGTGGAAATAACCCCTGCTTTAGTCTCAAATTTGAATAATTTTGAATAAAACCGGTATTGTAAAGTTTAGGCGCATTAATATAACTCATTCTTTATCTTAAAGATTTTTTTTCTTTTTTTAAATTTTAAAACTTAAAAATATTTCTATAAATTAAAAATGAAAAGAACAACTATTACATGGGTTGTGTTATCTATAATAGCCTTAGTTATTTTTTCTGGTATCATGTATTATAAATATAAAAAAAGAAGTCGAATAAATGAAATTAATGCATCGGAAAATTTACAAAAAAAAAGAATGAAACTAAGTTCCGAATATTATGGAGATAAACTAAATAAATGTAATACATGTACTAATAGTAGTAGTCAAGGATTATTACTAGATAATGTTATATTATGTAATGCTTTAAAAAGTTTAAAAGCAACTCCATATTTTTATTTTGAACAATTTGACACTCATTCAACTATGAATGATTGGATATTTGTAAATTTAGACTGCACTATCTTTGAAAAATTTAAAGATATAAATAGTCCCAGCAATATACTTTGTAAAAATATTGAGACTTTTAAAATATTGTCAAAAGTTTTACCTGATAAAAACTTGTTATACACAGGATTTACAAGTATCGATAAATTTAAACCTGAAATAAAAAAGAATTATAAAAAAATAATACATATAGCTGGCAAGTCACCTAATAAAGGTACGAAATATATAGTTGATACATGGTTAGAACATACTGAATGGCCAGTTTTAACAATTATATGTAATAATGATATGGGACTTGTAAATTCAATTAATGATACTATAAATAACAGACCGCGACAAAATATAAAATTAATATCAACCTTCATAGAAGAAGATGAACTAATCAAGTATATGAATGAATATGGAATACATATATGCACTTCAGAATTTGAAGGTTTTGGTCATAATAGTAATGAAGCTCGTTCAGTTGAAGCAGTAACTTTATATACAGATATACCTTGCTTTTATGAAAGATTTAAAAATGGTATTAATGGTATAGCAGTTAATAGCATACAAAATGGATTTGTAAATAATATTTGTCCTCGATATATACCAACAAAAAAAGGTATAGAACAGGCTATTACAAAAATTATAAATACACCGGAAGAACAACTTTCTATAATTGGAAAACGAGCTAGACAAGATTTTTTAAAAGATGATATTGATTTTAAAAAAAGATTAGTATCTTTAGTAAAAGGTGTAAATACCATACCTTATATAATACATAATATGTGGATTTCGAAAGATTCTCCTTATGAAAATGTAAAAGTACCTGAAAAATACAAAAAAAATCTTGAAACTTTATACGAAAATAATAATAATTTTAAGTTTATATACTGGTCTGGCAAAGATGTTTTGAATTTGATTAGTAAAAATTTTCCTCAATATCTAGAATTTTATAAAAATATTCAACCTAATATAAGTAAATGTGATTTTGCTAGATTTGCAGTAATAGCAGTTTATGGAGGATTCTATATAGATCTTGATTATTATTTTAAAAAAAATTTATCTGATCTATTAACAGGTGATTCATATTTTGTTTATGAACCTATAGATAAACACAATACAGAACAAAAGCATATTTGCAATGGAATTTTTGCTGCAACAAAAAATAACCCATTTATTTTAGGATGGATCGAACAAATGAAAAGAAATAAACATGATTCAAATGTTATGACAAAAACTGGACCAATTGGTTTATATAGGTACTATGAGAATAATAAAAATAAGGTTCTTTTTGGAGATAGTTGCGATGTTTTATCTATAATAGATAATAATCAAATTAGTAAACAATGTAGTGGTAAATATAATAACTATGCCGCAACACTTTGGTACGAAGGTAGTGGTTGGGGGGAACCTGCAATAAAAAAAGAACATGATATAATTTTAAAAAAAATAAAAAATCCAATAGATGGTTCAGAAATGCTATGGGAAGAAAGTGAATTTACAACTAATAATTGGCCTGGTCCATATTTTGAAGTAGATGAAAAAAAAGCTATATTTGAATTTGCAAAAAATAATAAACTTAATTATGGTGTAATAGATGTAGGAGCACATATCGGAGATCTTTCAATTCCTCTAGCTTTAGCTCTTAAAAATATTGGTAGAAAAGATGTAATAGTATATGCTATAGATCCGTCTCAAAAAAAATGTGATTTTATTGAAAAAATGGCTCTTATAAACTCAGTTTCGAACATCAAAATTTTAAATTATGGATTATCTGATTTTAAGAAAATTTTAGGACATGATTCAACAACAGAAATAAATACCGGTGCTCAAACTTGGAATATAAAAAAAGATAAAGAAATAAAATCTTCTTCAAAAACAAACGAAGAAGAATCAAATATTTTTATTCCAGCAGATAATCTATTTAAAAAAGGAGAAATTGAAGAAGTAGGTATTTATCATATAGATGTAGAAGGTCATGAAATAGATGTTTTAAAAGGAAGTACAAATTTAATTAATACATGCAAACCAATATTATTTATTGAAAATTATATTTCTAAAACTATAAAATGTAAAAACGAAAACGAATGCCCTTCATTATTTAAAACCATAGAACATATAAATCCATATTACAAACATAAGGGTAATTTACCTAATGGTGATTTAATATTTGAGTACATTTGAGTACATTTTAAAATTTTAAACTGAAACTAGTTTGAAATTTATTTAGTGATTAACCATACCAAAAATAATACCAGTATTAATCCCGAAATTATAGCAATTACATTATTACCTTTTAAATTAAATCCGCCTTGGGTCATATTTAAATAAATACTGCTTACATTTCCTCCCGGAACACAATATCCTCTTTCTTCTTTACCCCCATTTATTAAAATTTGTCTTTTTTGACATATTTCTCCGCTCTTATAATTACAATCATACTTATCACTGCAACCGCCCCCTAAAGTTGGATATCCTTGCTGAAAACAAGGAGATGAACACTGATCTATATTTTTAGCAACTAAAGATCCTGTACCACACACCTGAGATGAATATTTAGAAAGACATCCAGAACCTTCACAATAAAAATAATCATTTGCATTTTCTCCTGCATCATTAAAACATGCCCTGCAATAGTCTTGTTCATCTTTAGAACCCCATGAACCTTTTTGAGTACATTCTCCTACATTTGGAGATGGAGCTGAGTATATATTATCTTGAAACATTTTCTTTTAATATAAAAAAAGAAAAAAAATGAAAAGTTAAAAAGATATTTATAACTAAATATAAAAATGTCTTTAAAAACAAAAATAAATAAGCTTTCAAATGAAGATAGAGAAAGAATAAATGAAGAACTTTTACTTGTTTTGAAAAATGATAGTCGAATGTTACCCGATAAAGAAATACAACCTTTCGATATTGTAAACGACTATATATATCTTCCTTTTTATTATGGTTCAAATGAACTTGGTATTTCAAGACCAGAAAGAAAAAATTTTCCATCTATGAATGTTAAATTCGAAGGAGAACTTAGAGATGAGCAGATAGTCGTAAAAAAAGATGCTCTAAAAAACCTAACAAATAAAGGTTGTACTATACTGAGTTTGCATACAGGATTTGGTAAAACAATTTTGGCAATAAATTTAGCATGTAATATTAAATTAAAAACTTTAGTTATAGTAAATAAAATAGTATTGATAAAACAATGGGAAGATAGTATTTTAAAATTTTGTCCTACTGCTTTAGTACAAAAATTAACGACAAAAACAAAACTAAAAGATGATTCCGATTTTTATATTATGAACGCTATGAATATAGAAAAAATGGGAAGAAATTTCTTTCAAAATATAGGTCTCGTAATTTGTGATGAAGCCCACATGCTTGTCGCAGAAACTTTATCAAGAAGTCTTCAATATTTAACTCCACGATATTTAATTGGTCTAAGTGCAACTCCTTATCGCTTGGATGGTCTAAATAAACTTCTCGATTTATATTTTGGCGAAGATAAAATAATTAGAGATATGAATAGAGAACATATAGTATATAGAGTTAATACTGGTATAGAAATAGAAATGGAAATACTTGAAAGCACAGGTAAAGTAAACTGGGGAGCCGTACTAAAATCTCAGTCAGATAATGAAGAACGTAATGAGTTAATAATAAAAATTATAAGAGAATTTAAAGATAGAAATTTTTTAGTACTTTGTAAACGTGTTGAACAAGCTACGTATCTATTTAATAAATTAAAAGAGGTCGATGAACATGTTGATAATTTAATAGGTTCAAAACAAGAGTTTGATACAGATTGTAGAATTTTGGTTGGTATTCACCAAAAAGTAGGTACAGGATTTGATTGGGCTAAGGCTGATGCTTTACTTCTAGCTATAGATTTAGACGCCTACTTCATCCAATCGTTAGGACGTGTGTTCAGAAGACGAGATACTACGCCAATAGTATTTGATTTAGTAGATAAAAACTTTATACTTCTAAAACACTTTAAAAATAGAGCCGAAGTATACGAGAATGTTGGAGGTAAAATAGTATCTTTTAATCGAAAGTATCCTGAATTTTTTAACGACACTTAATTACTTAATTACTCAATTTTTAATACTCAAGTGAGTATTAAAAATATTTAATGTTCGGAAAGATATTCAAATTCACTTTCATCAACTATATATTCCGTAAAATTTTCAGGAATATCATTATGAACACTTATTCTTTGACGAGACCAAAGTCCAGAAGAATTAGTATATCCTTCTTCAAGAAGAATTGCTAAAGGATGTATTTTAGTAGTTGATTTTTGTTTGTCTACATATTCTCTTGTATCATGATTTACGATATATCGAAACTCATCTTCTTTTGCGCAGTATTTTTCAATACATTTATCGAGTGTGGTATTTGGGTTAATATTTTGTGCAGTTACATCGGATTTATAGTCAGTATCAGATTTAGGTAATGTTAGTATATGCAAATTAACTTCATGATTTTTTTCATTATTAGCATATTCTCCTGCTAGAACAACCCGTTGTTTATACCATAAACCACCTTCAGATAGTAGTTTTTCCATTCTTAACATATAATAATTATTAACACCTGCCATTTCTAAAAATTTAGAACCACCTTCGTGACAAAAAATTTCAATAAACTGGAGGAATGTTTCATTCAATATGCAAATAAAGCGAAAGTATTGTCCCATATTTTATAAAAATTTAATTTTTAAATTGTAAAAAGAAAATTTTAATATAATAAATAAAATGTATTTAGACACAATAATAAATAGTCCAATAAATATAGTTTTAGCTGTAATTATAGTTGATATAATTGCTTTAGTTTTAGCAAGGAATAACCTTGTAGGTCAGGTTATAAAAGAATGGTACGATAAATTTACTTTTGGAGCTTTTGTCGCAGATGTAGGTTCAATATCCTTTGGTATTTTTCTTTCTTTATTGCTATTTAAATATGCTTTGCCAATAAGTATTCCTTTTAATTTAGGTACATTTATATTATCGGTTGTTATAATTCAGTTCATACATGATTTACTTTTTGCGGTGATTATTAAAAACTACCCAGAAAATAGTAATAACATGATGGATTTGTTTAAAAGCTATGTAAGTGAAAATAGCTGGAAAATACTTTTAGTTGATGCAAGTATGATGATACTTTCGGTATTACTTATTTATTTGTTCTATTATTATCAAGTTCATAGTGTGATAATATATACCTTGCTTGCATTTTCTTTATACTTTGCAATGTTTTTGATTTACTAAAATAATTTTTAAGATTTATTTTTTTCTAAAATTTTTTTAAATTCTAGAAAATATTTTTTAAAGTAAGTCGGAAAAAATTTTAAAGTAAGTCGGAAAAAAATTTAAGGACACACACACAAAAAATGTGTGTGTGTGGAAAAAATTTTTCTAAAATCCAAATTTTAAAAATTCCAAGTATCACAAGATTTTAAGGTCGAAATGTAGGTTCACAAAAAAAGCTTGAAAAGAAAATTTTTTTTAGGATTTTACAACTTATAAAATTTCACAATATTTTACTATTTTTATAAAATTTTATAAAATAATTTTAAATGTCATTTAAAGACGTGCTTTATAGTATAAAAATGAATTGCGAATTTTGTAATAAAATTTTTTCAAATAAATCATCTCTTAACAACCATAAAAAAACAGCAAAATATTGCCTTAAAATACAAGATAATAAAGAAATATCTAAGTTTGAATGCGATTATTGTATAAAAATATTTACATCTAGACACAATTTAAATTTACATTTACTAAATTGTAAAGATAAGGAGATTGAAATAATAAGAAAAGAAAAAGATAAGGAGATTGAAATATTAAGAAAAGAAAAAGATAAGGAGATTGAAATAATAAGAAAAGAAAATAAAAAACAAGAAGAACAAATTAAAGAGTTACAAGAAACTATAGAAAGAATGGGATTAAGAGCAATTGAAAGACCAACCACTACTAACACTACTACAACAACTAATAATACTCTAAATATTACTTCTAGTATAGATTTTAATGACGTAGATAAAGTAAAAAATATTATCGAGGATAAACTTAATATTAACTATGTTATTGACGGACAAAAGGGTATTGCTAATTTTATCAAAGATAACATATTAACCGATGATAATGGCGAGTTGATTTATGTATGTACAGATCCAAGTAGAGGTGTATTTAAGTTTAAGGATACTACAGGTGAACTTAAAAAAGATATAGAAGCTAAAAAACTAACAACATATATACTTGAAGGCGGAATTAAGAAGAAAAGTGCTGTTATAGGAAATGAATGGTGCAAGGATGATACCGGAGAGTTTGATATGAAAAAGTTTACAATACTAATGGTCCCTCAACAAAGCATAATGAATTTATCTCAAGATAATAACATTTTAAAGAGAGAACTAGCAGCTATCACAAGTTAATTATTTTAATACTCAATCGAGTACTAAAATATTATTTTTCAAATATTTTTCGCAAACCTTTTTGTATTTTTCTATTTAAGTAAAGCGCGAAATATTTAGGAACATAACCATTTGAAACAGAGTTGCAATGACATAACTCTGAAAATTCAAGATTTGTGGAATCGGATATTGAAATATGAGAAGGAATATAACCTCTATTTTTCAAACTTCTAATAATTCTAAAAAATGCGGTTACTCTCTTTTTTATTTCCGTTAATTCTTTTTTTAGCATATGGTTGTACTTTTTTAGCTCTTCTGTGTTATCTGTATTATCTCTTGGATTATCTTCATTTACGATAATAGTTTTAGTTCTTTTTTTTGAAACTAAATCATAAGGTTCTTTAAAATATTCTTCTTTTTCAAATTTTTGCCCATTACATACAAAATAATCTAAGTCAATATCAAGTATATAATCTTCATTTTCTCCTAAAATATCAATTAGATTATTGATAGTTTTCTTATATGCTTCTCTTTTAAAATCTTTTCCAGTTTGAACTTTAGCGTAAATATTTTTATTACTTTCAAATTTTTTAGAAAAATAAACTAAATCGCAAAGAGGATTATCTTCATGTGTTTTGTCATTTGTAATAAGTAAAACTTCTTCTTTATTATACTTAATAGAGTATGGAATATTCATATAACTATCCGGAACCCATTCTGGCATACACCAAATATAGTTTTGAGGACCAGTTGTCATTAATACCCCAGATATTGCAGCACCAATATCCCATACTATATCTTGGGCTTTTGTAATATATTTTTCATTTTTAGTTTTTAAAAATTTTTCGTATAGATTTGGAAGAATACCGCTTTGCTTGACCATATTCATGTCTGGATGAGTATCAAAATGAAGAATAGTGGTATTTAAATTGGATATTTTTTGTCTCATATAAAAGGGTAAAATATGATTATGTTTCGTAACTATACTTATGGGTATATCACCAATTTTTTTTAAAGATAAGTAAAGATAGGTAGATTGAAAATATAATTCAATCCACAAGTTTTGGTCTGTGCCAATTTTATCTCGTTTGCGTAGCCTATCATACATTTTTGTGATATTTTTTTCAAATTTCTTAAAATCTTTATTTCTTAATTTATTTAACTCTACTATTTCTTTGCTAAATTCAATAATAAAAGTATCTATGTTTTTATAAACCATTTTATATAAAATTAGATAAAAAAAATTTATTTTTAAGACTCAATTAAGTTTTAAAAATATTCTATTTAAATTCCAATACCAAACTTTTCATTTAATTGTTTTACTACTGGATTTCTAGGTGGATAATAAGTTGGTTTTATATTTACTTTAGTAGGTTTCAGTTTCATATTTAAAATTTCATTTAGCTGTGCTTTGTTGTGTATATTTAGTTCAAAAGTATCAATAGAAGTAATTGGTTTAACCTCGGTACGTGTTAAATTAACCTTTTTAAGGTCGCTAGGGGATATAATAATTTTTTTTGGTTCTAGATTTTCTGCACTAGGCCAAAAATAAGAATAAAGCGAATTCATTTATTAAATGCAAGTAAAAAATTATTCTTCAATAATAATATTGTTGTGCATAAAATCTTTTTTAAGTTTTTCAAAGTCTATATTTAAATTATTGTCGATTACAAACTTTTCTAAATTTTTCAAATCTGGAGTTCCGCAGAAAGGAATAGAAGTTAAATCTATCTTTTCGTATTCTGTAAATAATTGTCTAGTTCTGACATGATTAAGATTTGAAACGTCAACTTCTAGTTTATTCTCGATTTCATCTATGGAACCATATTTTCTTAAATATCTGTAACTAAGTACAGGGCCTACTTTATAAATATTTTTGTTGTAATCACATCCAAACATTATACATAAATCAAGAAATTGAGCATCGGTGAGTTCAAGAGCTTTTAATACTTCATCATGATGTATTCGAATACACTTATCTCGATAAACATCTATCTTAGTTAGAAATACTGGAGCACTATATGCAAGTACATCAGTATCTTCTGACATAACAGCATCTACTATGCCGCGTTTACATAAATCAGCACAGCAGGTTTCAGCTTCCATAGGTGCATTAAAGTATGGAATTTTTAAAATATCAAATAATTGTTTAGTGAGTTCAAAATCAGCTAAAGATATATTTAGAATATTTTTTTTCATTTTAGCGATTTTTTCAAGAATAACTTCAGTATTAATTTCATGTTCATCTTTTATTGGTACATTTGATAAAAGTCTTTTTTTGGGTTTTAAGTCGGCAGATTTGTTATACAAATCAAGTAAACTTTCGCTTATAACTCCTGTATTATAATATTTTTCTAAAGAAGTTTCAAGTTCAATAACACGTTGTTTATTTTTTTCTTGTTGGGCTCTTCGTTCGGCTTTTTCGGCTTCTTTTTCAGGAGGACTTCCGTTATCATAAATAAAAACACAATGTATTTCATTTCTTCTCATACAAGAAACGAGTTTAATAAAAGCTTCGAGCCATTTTTCATGATGAATTGCTTTAAATTTGCAAAGAAAGAGAGAAGTATCAATTGCTACTTTCATATATGCGTATTCACTTATGTGAATTTCTTCAAATACTTCGATGCAATTTTTGCGTAAAAAGTCATTAAGATGTGCGATACCCATGGTTATATTTTGAATATAAAGTTTTAAATATTAATATCATTTTTTATTTTGTTGTTTCAAATAAATGGATTATTTAAACGATATGTATGATACAATCGAGAATATGTATTATTACTACTTTGAAAATAAGTATGAAATACCTCGGCAGATTTCTTTAAATAGCAATTACGAAAATGAGAATGAAATAAATAAGGTATTAAAAGAGGTTGAGAATGAAATAAAAATGGATAAAGAGATTAAAGAGCTCGAAAAAAGATATAATAATTTACGTGAGTTTATGAATGATGAAGATAATGAGAATGACAACAATAATAAAAGTAATAATGATGGAGCATTAAAATTAAGTGTTAAAAAAGCAAGAGTTAAAGTCTGAGAAAAGATTTTTTCTTAAACTATAATTAGATTAAGAAAAAGTAAAAATAAAAATTAAAAGTATTTATTGATTAATTAGGCTTGAAAAATTTGCAGGGGTATATTTATAATTTTTTAGTATCTTCATGGTAGATACATTATATACGACCCAGTGGATATCATCATCTGCTTTTCTATAAGCAGGACTATCATATCTCTGAGGTACTTCAGTTTTGTATCTTTGAACAGATTCAATTGCTTCTTCTTCAGTTTTGCAAAGCTTTGACATATTGGACTCATGTACTATCTTAAATGCTTTATCGGCATCAATTCCAAAAGCACTAAAAGCACCATACACTACATATAAGATATCTGTAAGAGCGTCAATAGTTTCAATAAAATCTTTATTTTTAATGGCTATATTATACTCATTAACTTCTTCATTAATTAAATCTGAACGATAAGAAACCAAAGCAGGATTAGTATCATATAAATTAATTTGTGGAACAACGTTATTTTTAACACCAAATGCAGCATTAAACTCATTTATAACTTTTTGATAGTTTGTTAGTGACATATTTACATTTTTTTGTAAAAACAAAAAGAATAAATCAATTTTATTTTTTTTTCAAAATTATTATTTTAAAAAAACCCGATAAAAATAAACAAATGACTGATTATGATGATTTTTCGTATATTTTAGAAAAATATGTAAATGTAAATACAATAGAGGATATTACTGATACCGAAAATATTTCGAAAGAACTCGAAGTTCGTTTTGAGTTAGATTTTAGTGTAAATGAAATATTGGACGTAATACGTTCTCTTCAAAAGTATAATATAGAAAAAGAGATAAGTAAAGTTGAATACCATAATGAAAAAAGTTCTCAAACAGAGAGAAAGATAATATATGAATATCCTGAAACTAAAGTTGTTACAGAGAAAAAAAGAAATATAAGATCAGACAAATTTAATATACAAGGATTTCGATTTAAGATATCTTATTCCGTTGAAACTACACAAGAGATAAACTTATTAGAAATACCGCGATTTACAAGAAAAAGAGAAAGGTATATTATAAAGGATTTTGTAAACGATAAATATGAACTGCATTTAACGATAGTTACTAAATCAGATGGAAAAATAGAAAATAAGATTGAAATAGAGTATTCGATAAACAAAATTAAAGAAGTAGGTGATTTGACTTTGCCAATAAAAGAGCTTTTTGATATTTTGTACGTTAAGTCTGTTAGATTACTTAGAAATAGTGAAATGGAATTCATAACTAATGAATTTAATGGGTATTTAATGGATATGAAAAAAGAACTTACATCAAGAGATTATAAAGATAAGGATAATGGTGTATTAATAAGCTACGAAGATAAACCTGTAGCATTAAAAATAAAACATATAAAGAGTGTTAGAAGTGAAAATTATTTTGTAACAAATAAATTAAATGGAACAAGGTATTATTTATACATAAGAAAAGGTATTTTTTATTTAGTTGGTAGAACAGGTTCAAATCTTACAAAAGAAAATAAAATATATACTTTTGTTTGGATTATACATCAAACACCCCGAACACAAGATATATTTATACTAGATGGAGAATATTTTTTCAATGAAACTAAATTATACTATGTGTTTGATATTTTATTTGCAAAAATTAATAATGAACCACGTTCTTTGTATAATGATCCATATGCAAATCGTTATGGATATATTATAAATACTATTCAAAATTTTTTAACTAATAATACCCCTGTAGAAATAAAAGCTATTCAATATGGTATTAATACTTTTAAAATTATTAGAATAATGAAAGAAAAATTTAAAGATTTATGGGACTATAAAAATGATGGATTAATTTATACTCCTGTAAATAATGTTTATGGTGTAGCTGAACCTAAAACTTTAAAATGGAAATTTGATCATCATCAATCAGTTGACGTAAAAGTTAAAAAGTATGTAAAAGGAGCAAATGATATAAGAAGTGTTGAAAGAGATTTATCACTGGATTTTGACATTGTAGAAGAAGTAGGTAAAGAAAAGATAAAATTAACAGATTTTTTTTACGAAGATGAAAAGGTTGATTTAAATAAGCTTAAATTAACGAATGAAAGTATATATAGTATTACACCATGGAAAGAAGCAGACGAAGTATCGAAAGAAATAATAAAAAGATTGAATATGAAGCCGGAAAGTATAACTATTACAGATGCAACAGCAAATGTAGGTGGAAATACTTTGAGTTTTTATAGAAACAAAATGGGCAAGGTTAATTCTTTTGAAATTGATACTTTAACATGTGATTTTTTAAAAAATAATTTAGGTATATATCATTATCCAAAAAATAATGTATTATGCGATAGTTATATAAATGGGTATATGGATATTAAACAAGATGTGATATTTTTTGACCCTCCTTGGGGTGGTCCTAAATATTTTGAAAAGGAAAAATTAAACTTGTATTTAGGTGATATAGATATCAAATATATAATAAGAAATTTACTAGACTTTGATAAGGCCAAATTAATAGTTGTTAAAGTTCCTCTTAATTTTGCTTTAGAAGAGTTTAAAAAATATTTATACATATATAAGATAGATAAGGTACCTGTATATAGAGTTAAAAAAGGAAGAGAGCAAGTATCATACGACATATTATACATAGAAAATACCTATTTAAAGAATTTTTTTTATGATTGTTATGTAAAGGGTGATAAAAACATAGATATAAGATTTACAGATTATCCTTTATATTCTACTGAAGAGTTAAAAGAAGGAAATATATTTGAAGTATCTTTTGATAGGTCTACAAAAATGTTTTATAAATTAAGATCGAGACCAGATAAACTAAATCCAAATTATATAAAAGTTGCAGAAGATTTTTGGTACGATATTAATAATCCTATACCT